TCAAAAGCGTTAGAAATCTGCTTAAATTCATTTCGAGATTGTTGATCAATATCACTCTGCTCTGCCGCCACCGCAGCTATATTTTTGGTCTGTGCATCCAGAGTATTATTCTGTAGATTAAAGCTTTGATCAATATTGCTAAACGCATCTTGCTGGACGGTATTAATTGCAGCAAAGCCTTGATCCATACTTGAGCCAAGTTGATCCAGAGTAGCCGTAGTAGTGTCGGCTAGGCTGCTCTGAAGCTGCATTTGTGCTTGAGAAGCTTGGGCCATAGTATTCTGGATGTTAGTCTGGCTCTGGTCAATTAGCTGGCCTGTACTATCAAATTTACTGGTTATTAGGTTGCCTTGCTGATCGATCTGATTTGTCACTGTGTTGCCTAATTCGTCTACAGTCGATCCAATTAAATTGCCCTGACTATCAAAAGCAGAGGATACGGTGGCAAAGTCGGATGCTACCGAAGCATCTAGACCTGTTATCTGCGAGCCTAGCATCAAAAGGTCACGGGCATTTGAGTTCAGGGAGTTTGTATTTGCATCAAAGCCAGTAGCAAGTACTCTGTTAATGTCCACGCCTTGATCAGCCATATTCTGTGACAAGGCTGTATACTGTTTCTGGATGCTGGAGTCGAAGTTTGAACTTGCCGTGTCCAGCCCCGTCATTAGGCCTTGCTGACCAGACGATAGATCTGAGCCAAGGCCCACAACTTGTCCAGCCGCCTCTGTAAAGCCTGTTCCAACATCAGACGATAGCTGCCCAAGCTGACCTGTTAGGGATGACTGATATGACTCCGCATTGGACAGCATCGTATTAACATCCATCGACACGCTGCCGACTTGATTCCCCGCCGCATCAAAAGAAGTTTCTATGATATTGCCTTGATCATCAAAACGGCGCTGTATTGTGTTGCCATTCTGATCAATACTATTTGCTATAAGCGTTCCGTTTTCGTCAAAAGAACTAAACAGCTTGCTGTATTGAGCCTGTGTATTTGCGTCTAAATTAGCAGAGCTAGAGTCGATTAGTTTGCTAACATTGCCAAGGCGGGTTGTTAGGTTAGCTGCCGCTTGTTGATCCTGCATCGAGGCGTCTGAGAAGCCTGTACCCACCGCAGATCCAAGGGCATCAAAGCCAGCCGCAGTACCTTCACCTAGAGTTCCGATTTGATTGGCTATAGCACCCTGACCCGTAGCAGCCGCTTGAGCAAAGCTTCCCAAATCTTCTCTCAGACGGTCAGTCTGATTAGCTTGTGCAGTAGCTAAATCTGAGCGTGATTGCTGCGCTATTTCTTCATTCTGACTATAACGATCTACATAAGTATCAAAAGTCGATTTGAACTCATCTTGCCCAGTTTGCAAAGCAGTTTGATTAGCCAAACTTTCAGTAGCATATACATCCGCAGTGTCGGACATAGTCTGTAAGTTACCTTGCAGTTCACCCTGACCGCCCAATACGTTTGCTTGAGTGTTAGTTAACTGCGTACCAATAGCCTCTGCATTTTCAGCCGCAATATTAGCCGCGTTTGCCTGACCCGTATCTAAAGTATCAAAACGTGTACCGGCTTGAGTGAAGCCTTGGTCTAGAGAAGTTTGCACATCACCGACATCACTTCCGACAGTATCTACAGAAGTTTGCACACTTCCTACACTATCATCTAGCGTATTAAATCTATCCTGACCCGCTGCAAATCCCGCATCCAATGATGTTTGCAAGCCGCCAGTATTTGTCTCCATCGCCCTTTTAAGGTTGTCGTAA